ATAAATCTTTGTGTAAAAGAAGAAAGTATGGGATTGGTGCGAATGTAGATGCAGTAGAGATAACGGGTATATCGATTGTTAAATCAGAGCCAAGAGTATTTTTTGCAGACTTAGATGGCAGACGATTAGAGTTAACAAGTTTTGATTTACAATCACAATCAAAGTTTCAGATTGCATGTTTAGAACAACAAAATTTTATGCCACCAAAGATCAAAGAGGGCGATTGGCAGATATTAATTAATGGATTATTGGCAGAGGCAAATGAAATAGAAGTGCCAGAAGAGCTAACATACAAAGGACATTTTAATCAACTGCTTGAATCTTTTTGTTATGGCAGAGTACAAGCACAATCGGCAGAGGAACTTTTAATTGGTAAGCCATGGATAATGAACGGATTTGTATATTTTAAAATTGATTCTTTACTTGAATTTTTTAGACAAAAAGGATTTACACAATATTCAAAAGGTCAAATACAAGAAAGAATAAAAGAAATAAATCATGGGGACAAATGTAATGAGCCTAGAAATTTTAAAACAACGGATGGTAAACAAAAATCAATTCGTGTTTGGTGGGTTCCAGAAGTAAAAGAAGAAGTTGAAATACCAAAGGTAGATTTTGAAGAGGAGCCTCCGTTTTGATAGAAGTCATCGTATCTTTTTGTATCGTTTTAGTAGAAGAGGCAAGACACAAGGGTGGAGAGTCCATTTGTAACTTTTATAACCCTGGCATCGTGTTTGAAAATAGAAAGCAATGCATTAATGAAAAAAAATTAATAGAAGATTATGTTGTAGAGGAGTTCTGGAAGATACGTCCAGAGGCAGTAAGAATATTTGCGAAAGGAGTATGCACACATGGTAAACGCACAGGAAGAACGAATGGTAGAGACAGATAAAGAAATAGCGATATATGGACCACCAGGCACGGGAAAAACAACAAGACTTTTAGATATTATGGAAGAGGCTATTGCTGATGGTGTTATGCCAGAGAGAATAGCCTTTTTATCTTTTACAAGAAAAGCGGCTCAAGAAGCTATCGATAGAGCTTGTTTAAGATTTAATTTAGAACCAAAAAGATTTCCTCACTTTAGAACATTACACTCTCTTGCTTTTCGTTGGACGGGGATGAAATCAGAAGATGTAATGAAGGCAGCAGACATGAGGTTTATTGGCAAGAAATTAGGAGTTTTATTTCAAAAAGAAGAAAAAATAAACATAGAAGAAGGAGATTTGTTCTCACCTGGAGCGAGTGACGGAGATAAATATTTTAATATATTAGCCATGTCTAAAGTTAAACAAATAGATTACATGGAACAATTTGATGAGTTTGGAGATAATAATTTAGAACGAGCATACATGTCTGTTTTTAAACATGGGTACGAATCTTACAAGGCTAGTAAAAATAAAATAGATTTTACAGACATGTTATTAAGGTTTTTAAAACAAGGCACTGGACCTGATTTAGATTTATTGATCATAGATGAGGCACAAGACTTAGTTCCAATACAATGGAGAATGGTCAAGGAATGTTTGTTACCGAATGCTAAAAAAGCATACTATGCTGGGGACGATGATCAATGTATCTTTGATTGGGCGGGTGCAAATGTGCATAATTTTTTAGAATCTGCAAACAAGACAATTGTTCTTGATAAATCATTTAGAGTTCCTTCTAAAATACATAGAGTTGCAGAATCTATAATAAAAAAAGTTGGTGTAAGAAAAGACAAAAGGTGGAGACCTAGAGAGGACTCTGGTCTAGTTTCTTATTATCATGATGTTATGGATATCAACTTTAACAAAGGGGAATGGTATATCTTAGCAAGAACAAATCACATACTTTCAGAAGTTTCTACACAACTACAAAAGGAGGGATATATTTTTTGGAGAGAGGGTCAAGGTTGGTCTGTATCTGAAGGAATAATAAAAAGTATAGAGGGGTGGATAAAAATATGCAAAGGTCAAAGCTTAACAGTCAAAGAGTGGGTAGACTTCTCAAAGAAAACAAGAAAAGGATACATTGCGTATGGTGGCAAAAGGAAGATAGAACAATTAGATCCAGAGAATACATACACTTTGGACGACTTATTAAACAGCGAAATAGGTTCAGTATTGAACTTAGATAAGGAAAAACAATGGTATGAAGTCTTGAATGTCACAGATAGTCAACGAATATATATTACATCGGCAAGAAGAAGAGGAGAATTTATATTAACAAAGAAACCTAGAATAAGATTATCGACTATACATAAGTCAAAAGGAGGGGAGGCAGACAATGTTGCATTAATTCTTGACTCTCCTAAGTTAATAAAGGAAAAAAGAATGCAAAACAAACAAAAAGAGGATAGTGAACATAGAGTATTTTATGTAGGAGCAACTCGTGCTCGTAAAACTCTTCACATCGTTGAACCTAAAGATAAGAATGGATATGAATTATGAAAAAAGACAGAGACTATTTTTTAGCAGAAGCTCAAAAATTAATTAAAGGTCCCAGAGCAAAAGATTATGGGCCAGTAAAAAAGAATCATCAGAGGATAGCAGATATATGGACTATTCTTTTGGATAAAAAATTAAAAGAGCCAATTACACCAGAGGAAGTTGTAGCTTGTATGGTAGGTGTTAAAACTGCTAGACTAGCAGAGGACATAAACAAAGATGATTCTTGGATAGATATTATAGGATACGCTGCACTAGGAGGCGAAATAATTAATGACAAGTGAACAATATCATTTAAATGGATTTAGTGTTATTGATCAAGACATAAAAGATTTATCTTGGGGTAACATAGACTTTGATTGGTCTCCTCCAAGTGACTTTCCAGATTTAACTAAAGCATCTAGAATATCTGTGGACTTAGAAACTAGAGACCCTAACCTTATAAAGTTAGGACCTGGATGGTGTAGAAAAGATGGATACATTATAGGAATAGCAGTCGCTGCAGGCGATTTTCAAGGTTATTATCCCATACGACATGCTCAAGGTAATATAGATTCAAAGTTAGTGTTTAACTGGTTTAGAAAACAAATGGACACACCACATATACCAAAAATATTTCATAACTCTATGTATGACGTTGGATGGTTAAGGGCAGAGGGGATAGAAGTCAAAGGTCCCATATTAGATACAATGATCATGGCTCCATTGATTGATGAAAATAGAAGATTCTATAATTTAAATAGTCTCGCTATTGATTATTTAAAAGAGTTTAAAAACGAAAAAACTTTGAGACATGCTGCAAGTGAGTTTGGAGTAGATCCAAAATCAGAGATGTATAAATTACCTGCTAAATATGTGGGTGCGTATGCAGAACAAGATGCTGCTGTTACTTTAAAATTATATGATCACTTTGTAACTCTTTTAGATAAAGAAGAATGTACAAGTATATTTGAATTAGAAACATCTTTACTACCCGTTATTCTAGACATGAAAACAAAAGGAGTACGAGTTGATCTAGATCAAGCAGAAAAAACTAGAAAACAAATGGCAACTCAAGAAAAGAAGTTACTTGATGAGATAGTCAAAGAGACTGGTGTTGCGATTGAACCTTGGGTCAGCACATCTATAGCACAAGTCTTTGATTTTTTTGGACTTGAGTATTCTCGCACAGAAAAGAGCAGGTCTCCCTCTTTCACAAAACAATTTCTCTCTCATCATCCTCATCCAATAGCAAAAAAGATTGTTAAGATAAGAGAACTTAACAAAGCGAATACTACGTTTGTTGAAACAATTCTTAATCATGCTCATAATGGTCGTATACATTGTGACTTTCATCCTCTCCGTACTGACGATGGTGGAACTGTAACTGGTCGTTTTAGTTCTAGTAATCCTAATCTACAACAAATACCATCTAGAGATTTAGAAATCAAGAAGGCTATTAGAGGGTTGTTTATTCCAGAGGATGGATGTAAGTGGGGTTCTTTTGATTATGCTTCACAAGAGCCAAGATGGTTGGCACATTATTGTGCTAAACCAATGGATGGATATGTGCATCCTTTGATCGAGGAAGTAGTAACCATGTATAAGGAAGGAAAAGCAGACTTTCATCAAATGGTTGCAGATATGGCAAGTATAAGTAGAAAAGAGGCTAAAACTGTAAACCTTGGAATCATGTATGGCATGGGCCGTAAAAAACTAGCAGACACTTTAGCTATAACAGAGGAAGAGGCAAAGGAATTATTAGAAACATATAACAAAGAAGTTCCATTTGTAAAAGACTTGGCAACAAGAGTTTCAAACTATGCGTCTAACCATGGAATCATAAGAACTCAACTAGGTAGAAAATGTCGTTTTGAATTATATGAACCAAGAGGTTTTTCTTCCAAAAGACCTTTGCCACTGAAAGATGCAGTGAAAGAATATCAGAATGTTCAGAGAGCATATACATACAAGGCGCTGAATAGATTGATTCAAGGGTCAAGTGCAGACCAAACTAAAAAGGCAATGGTCGATTGTTATGCAGCAGGTTTATGCCCGATGTTAACAGTTCACGATGAACTCTGTTTTAATATCGAAAATGAAGAGCAAGTGAACAAAATAAAAGAGATAATGACCACTTGTGTCCCCGAAGTAAGAATACCTTTTGA